ACAGTGGCGAGCGTGTTGTGGATTATGATGTTGATGCCGTTGTGGATTGTCTTGTTGTTATGTATGAGCGTAAGGGTGTTGAGTTTTATCGTTATTGTTTTGAGACTGTGGTTTTTATGAATCGTGTAGCCGAGTGAGCAACGCGTGACTGTCTCGTAATGAATAAGCCCCGCGATATGCGGGGCTTATATTGCCGTCACTACTTGTCTGTCACTGTAATTTTGAGACTGTCCAGTTTGGTTTTGACGGCGTTTTGTACGATTTTTGCTATGGTGTCGGGGTCTGCGCCCATTGATTCCGATAGTGCTTTGATTGCGGCTGACTGTGCGGTTGAGGTTATTTTAATATCATTGAGGATTCCAGTGCCTGCCTCGCTTCCGTGAATGTCCTGTGTATCGCATACTGCTATCCAGTTTGCGGCGTTCGATGAATGAATTGTTTTTACGCCAGCCGCTTCGTAGATGTGCATCTGGTCAGTGTTGCCGAGTTTATGGCGTCCAATAAGGTTGTTCCAGTACCATACGGTACCGTTATCGCTGTCATCAACTATAAGTAGTTCTGCCATTGGAGTATTCCTTTCGTTGTTTTTGCTGTTTTTGCTGTTAAGTATGGCGTTAGCTCTGTCTATGACCTGTTGGTATGGGAGGCCGTTCGTTGCGAGGTCGGGGCACCCGGCGTGGTTGGTCCCGGGGACTTCGCGGTGTAGCCAGACGTTACCGTTGAGCCCGTCGTGCCATAGGTGGTTCCATCCGTATCGTTGGGCAATGTCGGCGCATAGTGCGGCAGATGCATCTATACATGCTTGCGTGCAAGGGATTCCAGCCGTTCCGCCTTCGTGTTCGATGCTGATGGTGCTGTTGTTGCTCGCGTAGTTGGCGTCAGACCATGAGCCGTTATTTTCGTCCACGTATTGGTGAATGGCTCCGTTCCCGCCTACCCCGTAGTGGGCTGATGCCATGCTTTGGGGGGACTGGAAAAAGTTGTCTGCGCTGGTTAGATAGCCTACCATGATGTGTAGGGTGATGTGTGTTACGTGGTATCCGCCTCGCCCATTGTAGTGGTTTGGGGAGCCTACCCATATAATATTATCCATAGGTTTCTCTATCCTTTCCTGTGTTTTGGGGTGGCGCTGAAAGTGTCAAGAATGTTTGAGTTTGATAATTCTGGGTTGATTTTCACGCAATTCTCCATGATTGACGTGATTTCAATCATACAAATACCCGCACATACCGGAATGAATACCGGTAGTTCAATCCCCAGATTGATGTAGTCCGAACCGTATTCAACGATTAACGCGACGCAAATAATCGCTAGGTACGCGAACTTGTGCCCGAGTCCCTGTCTCATTTTCTCGCTGGATAATTCGCCGTGCATAATCGCGTTGACCACGCCGGTAATATAGTCAATCAGTACCAATAAAAATACGATACCGATAACGATTAATTCGTGGATTGGCATGAATTTCCTCACTTTCTTATGCCTGACTGTTGCAACAAGCCGCCAAGAATCATACTGAACTCAGCTTTAATCTGAGGTGTTTCAAACCGTACTCGTCCGACGCGATAGGCGTTCAGTATTTTCTGCGTCATATCGTCGGAACGTTTGAGCATCATGCAATCATTATCGACTAGTCGGTAATCGAACGTAAAATTACGGGTGATTTTCGGCTGTTTTTTTGTGATTATATATAACACTTCGTCAGTGTCGCTTAATTGCTGATACACGTTGAAAATACCGTATTCGGTGGTCCTTAATGTGAACGCATAACCGGCGTTATTAAAATCACTAATGAGAGTATTGGCGTTATCCCTGAAATCATTATTGATTGCATAATTCGCATAATTTTCATCATACCTGCGTAGGAACGTTCCGAATTTGGATGTGGCCACCTTGGCGCTGAACCCGCCATAATCGGCCAGTTCCACCATAATAAAGCCATCGCAATAGCGCTGGTATTGCGTATGATTATCCAACTGTGGTTTCAGATTGATGTTAAATGCCGAAAAATACGGGTTGGCGAGGGTCACGGCATTACTGCACATGATAACGCGAGTCCTATCATTCCAACGGTCAACCGTATTATAAAACTCCTCAAGCGCGGTTACTTCACCGCCCAAATACCGCATATTATCGGGGAATATCTCATCAAAAACAATGGTTCGTACCTTGGGATACGCGACTGATTTAACCTGCCCTGCCTGACTGAGGGCGATAAAGTACCCCATGATATGCCACGTGGGGCGCGTCTTGCCGTGCTTGTCCGTGGTGGCGTCCCTGTCATCCAGCCAATGACATTCCGCCTGATTCCCGGACACGCGAAACTCCAATTCCGGATACTGTTCCGCAATGTCCGCAAACCACGTGCCCTTGTTTTTCTGCTCCTCCGCCGTCCTACGCAAATAGATGAACTGCCAGCGTTTTCTAATCCAGTCCCCGATGACCAGTTTTTTAGCACCATAGGTTTTGCCGAGGCCGCGAGCGCCGATTACGAACATCCAAGGCGCGTGATAGGATAATACGCGCCCATAATCGTAATAATCACCCTCCGCTAACAATCTCTCCATAATATCCATCTTACCATACAACAGTGACAGACCGGTAGATATCTGCCGGTCTGTCGTTGTGCTAAAAGTTCGGTGGTGCGCTGGTGCCATCCCACACGTTCAGCAGCGAATAGACGGTATTATAGCGTGTCCCATATGGCCCGAACGGGGACGTATTGAGGATATTATTATACAGTTGGGTAAGAGATGAAGCATGAGGCACATTCAACGCGCCCGCCGGGCTTTGATGATAAGCGCTCACCCACAGTATTTGCATTTTCACATCATCATACATCTGCGGGTAGCTCTCGTAATCCTCGGCAAACTGGTTTCGCTGCCCCTGCCGTGATTCCGCACGCCGCGCCCACGTCTGGAATGCCGTGACTTCGCTACCGGTCATCGCCCTATCGAACGTGCCGCCTGATTCCATGAGCGCGGCGACACCCGGCGCGGCGGCGGCAAACGCCTCATACCCCGCAGCATCCACCGCCCTCATCGCATTCAACACCTGCAAACGGCGCCCAAAACTCCATTGTGCGATACCGATACCCTGATTGTTAGGTTCAACCGCATCCCAACGCAATGATGATTCAACGGTACCGATGACATAGAATGCGTATGAGCTTTTTCCATCGCCTACGCTTGGCGTACCCTGACCGTGGTCGGCGTCCGGCTGACCTGTGCCGCCGCGATATATCCACGTCTGGGCGCTTGCTTTATAGAAAATGGCTTGCGATGATGCCGTGCCCGAACCACTGTGATATACGAGATTATCGCCCTGCAATTGTATCCACGCGGAGATATTGCCATCCACGTTCACGCCCGGATTATTTCCTCCTGTCGGATTATCGCCGGATTCCGGCGGCTCCGGCAATGCCGTGGGATGCAGATAACCGAGAAGTTGTGACCCCCTCGCGAGCGGTAGGGTTTGATGCACGGCGGGCGTCGGGTTTTGTGTCAACACGTCGATACTGTCGCCTTGGACGCCACCCCAGACGATGGCTACGTGACTGCCGGGGTAGTTTTGACTGCCGAACCTCCAAAACACGACATCCCCCATGCCGGGCGTATAGTTGACGTCTTTTTTCTCAAAAACACGTCCAACCGCCGCCGTGGTGGGGAACATGGTGTAATTACCCCCCGCGTATCCTGTTGGGGTGATACAGTCGCCTAACGACAGATTGTAATTATCCATACAATATTTCGCCCACAGGTCCCAGCACTGTGCGCCATACCTACCGTCCATATCCCAGTATTGGTTTTGGGTACGTTCCAACCATGCCTGTACGTCTACCATGCTTATATACTATCATTCCCCGATAATAAAGTATGCCCCACGGCAATGACCGTGGGGCATGGGTTAGTTGTTTCATTGAGTGAGTGTGTAAATGCTTTGCGGCAACACTATTCGAGCACCCTGCCTTACATGCGTGCCCACGCTCGTTGTGTACGTGCCCGAGGAGGTCATTTCACCTATATGCACATATCCGCTGGTATCGACGATGACGGCGGCACGACTTGATAGAAGCTGGTCGTAGGAATAAAGATTATATCCCGACCCGTTCATGAACCACCACATAGTTGCAATCATGTTAATTTGCGAGCTTGGCCGCATTCCTGCGGGGAGCGGTTGTGAGCTCTTGATGGTGATGGAGTTAAAATTAGGCGCACTCTGCGAACTACCCTCGCACCCAAAGCTGCCGAAAACCTTAATCATCCCCAGCGTCTCATTGTAATAGCATTGGATGTTGGAGATGTTGGGCAGTACCGCAATTTGAGAGGGGGTTACAGTGTAATTGAAATCACCTAACGAAGTCCAATCGTGCCATGCATCTTGCCATGACTGCATCGCAGTGATATTGGATGTGTTGGTATCGATGCGCTGATTAAGCGCCTGTGCGGTGCCCGAATACCCGCCCTGCTGAGTATATCGTGCATCCGCCTGCGCTTTGGTGTACACCTCAGCGGTGTTCGCCTTGCCGTTGACGGTATCGGACAACGAGGACACCGTGCCTTGCAGTGAGGTGAGCGCCGTATTTTCCGCCTTGCCGTTGATGGTAGACATGAGTGCTTGCGCGGTCTGCGCGGACGTGACGCCAAGCGCATTAAAATACGATTCCTGTTCGGTGATATCCGCTTTATTGGCTTGCGCCAATGAGAGCGCACTGTCCGCTGTGGTCTTGGCCGTGTTGGCGGTAGACGTTGCGGTGGTGGCGTCGGTTTCGTTGCGGTACATCTGCGAATCGATTTTGCTCATGTCGCCGGTGTAGTCGCCGCGCCATGACGGTTTATCGTCCGGGCTGTCTCCGAACTGGCTGAGATTATAGTGCGGGGTTTTGTTAATACTGGACATTATGATACCTCCTTGACAATGATTTTATCCGATAGTTTTCGATACTATTATCGTTGGAATATTATTTATACGATAAGGTTCCATGCTGACCATGAGTCATCAGACGGTTTAGGCTCGCCGTTGGGTTGCGCTGGACATATTTGGCGTCCGCGCTGTCCTGAGTAAGGTAAACATCAGCGGGTTCGCCCTCGGGGATGCTCTTGCCGTACGGGAATTGCGAACGTCCCGGAAAATCGCCGGGTACGCAATTATCAACGGCAGTGGCGCGTAAATCATATTCACGCGCGGACAACCCCAGAGCGTCATACATGGACGCTTCGAGCTGCATATTGTCATAATCCCCCCAAAACAGTCCATGATTACGAGCGTTGTCGTACATTCCGTCAAGCACTGTTTGCAAGGCGTCCTGTTCGCCATATACCGGTGACCATGCCAACCCTGTGACCTGTGATTGTTCGATAAGCCTGATGAGTTCCTCACGGAGGGTGGCCATCTGTCTGAGCAGGTTATCGGCCATATTTTTGATGTCCTGATTGTTGGCGTCAATCGCAGTATTTACCGACTCAACCAGAGCGTTAAAATCTGACTGCAAAGCATCAAGATTGTGACGCAGGCATTCGATTAACTGCAACGTGGTCAATCCGTCCCGATACGTGAACGGAACGGATGTGGGCACCCCGTCAAACAGGCGTTGCCGTGGAATCAAAGCGTTAATGGCAACCATGATTACTCCCATTCTCCATAATTATGGCAGTTACTGAAAATAGTATCATACGAGCCCCACACCTGCATGAAACACGGTTCGAGGCTCCGCACGATTTCCATGTCCACATTGATGATGGCGTTCCGGTATTCCTGAATCAGGCTCATGGCGCTCTGACTCCTGCCGGTTACACGGCTCTTGCCTCTGGAATTGCTGGAGTCGTGTTGGTAGTCGGTCGCGCTTTGCGCGGTGGTGTGGCTGGTTGAATCCTGCGAACTGGAAGCGGTGCCCGAGCTGTCCGCCTGCGATTCGTTCGCGTGGGAGGCGTAGCGTGCGAAGTCGCCCACGACGCCGGTTTGAGGCACGTCACTATCGAAACTCTTGGATGTGGTGGTACTCGAATTGTCCGATTTGGACGTGCTGGAGCTGGTGGAATCCTGCGTACTGGATGCCCTGCCGGATGACTGGGATTCACTGCCGTTCTCACTGTCCGTTGTCATGTCCATAGAGTCCAGCGGGTTGTATTCCATGTCCAACGTCCGGTAGCGCTCGTTAAAATACGGCATGATTTCCGCCATGGTCGCGCCCAGATAGAAGACGAACATCTGCGCGGTTTCCTGTCCAATCTCCCTTAGCGCGTAATGTCGGATGATTTTCTCGTTCAGTTCCGCACGATGTGATTCATCATAAATCGGGTAATAGTTGGCGCTGAGATGTAGTTTAGTGTCCGTGTCGTAGCCCATGTCAATGAGATTGCCGAGAGTTTCGGTGTATTCGCCCGGTGTTTCCATTGCGTAGGCGCTAAAACTCTGTACCATACATGGCCTCCCCTGTTTGGTGGTTAATACGTTCGGCGACGATATCATGATATGCTTTCATTGCAATAACCTGTTTTTTCAGTAGCTCCGCAGATTGGTCGGACATGGACAAGCCCCCGTTTTCATAGCTATCCAGAGCTTTTTGCGCCTTACTGATTTTATTGGCGATTTCATACATTTCAGATACAAGTCTTACCATAGTGTCACAAGTCATCATTACAACACACCCCCGATACCCGCATCATACGAGGCGGGCATGTCAATATCCGTCGTACCGCTTGCGCTGGAGTCCAGCGCGTTGGGTACGCCGGAGCTTTGCGCGTCCGCGTACTCTACCCAGACGTTAAGCTGCGGCCACAATCGGTTAATCTCGGTTGCCGCAGCCTGCCGCGCCTTGAGGAAACTCAATCGAAACACGTCTACCTTCTCGTTGGCTTGTGCCACTTCGTCGGAGATAAGCCGTTCTTTTTTTTCGGTGCCGGATGACTGGATACCGAGGTATCCCAACACCTCATTAGTCACCTGCGTTTTTTGCTGGACGAACTTGTCTAAAAGGTAGGGTGTTGTGTTGGGCCACGGCTGAAACATGCTACCGGGGTCGAGAGAGTCGTATCCGATGATATAATCCTGCCCGTCCTGCCGTTGCTGAAGCATGTTTTGCACGGTGAGTTTCGTGCGGGGGTCGGCGGTGATAATGGTCGGTAGTTTCAGGCTTTCCAGATTCATATCATACGCCTTGTCGATATCGGCAAGGCGTCGCGCGTACTGCCATAACGTCGGCTTGAATCCGACGCGCATTCGATTATCCCAAATCGGAATGCATTCCGCCCCCGCTTTGAGCTGCCGATAATGGTAGTTGACACCTACCGGCTCGAAGCATGTTGGATTATTGTACACGTTCAATCTGCCTTGATATCCGGCCTGTGTTACGAGGAACCGGCCTATACGTTTATCCTCGAAAAACAACGCGCAACCGTATTCGCACAGACATATTTCCAGCCAACGTTCGTCCACGGTGGGCGGTAATCCTCGCCAACTGAAACGGTTTAACGCCAGTTCCATCAGCAAATGAAGATACATGTCATCAAGTGTGGCCGCGCGTGTTTTCGCGTAGTTGCCACGCGGATGCAACGCGCCGCCAACTCGATTCTTTTTAGACCTACTCATATCGCTATTGTATCACTCGTAACCAATGTCCGAAAGCGGCTCATTGTCCGCCCAGTCCGTCACCCCAATATACTCCGGCTTGCTCCATACGGTCACGCCCCGCTCGAACATGCCCTTGATGGTCAAACGGTATTCCTCCGGCAACGTGCCTCTCACATACGCTTCCTGCATCTGCCAAAACGTGAATTTCTCCATACATTCCAACGAGGCGGGCGGGGTGATGAAGCGCTGAACAAAATACCCATACCTTAGCATGTACTCGCCTGCGGCCCTCAGAGCACTGGGGGCGCACGTCTTAAACCTGACCAACACACCCATGATACCATTGCTCAGATTAAACATGTCTCCACCAAGCGCGCCCGAGACGGTCGGCGGCGTCAACTGCATTTGCTGTACCTGCGCGTTGATTCCCGCGATAGCGTTCTGATAGTCTCCTTGGGCGGCGTAGGCGGCCAGCCCATAATTGGCTTGTGAGGTGATGGCATTGAGCTGGTTACCCAATCCGGTTGCTCCGCTCGCGTAGGCGTTTGCCTGCGAGGTGGCCGCCGTATTGGTGGCTATCTGATTCGCCGTACTGGATGCGGCGGTGGAGTTTGAGATTGCCGCCGAGGAATTAATGCCGTGGTTGGCTATGTCCATCTGCGCGGTGCCGAGGAACGCGCCGCCGACAGCGTTCACCACTCCCATCGGGTTACGAGAGGCAATGGCGTTCAGACTGCCGCCGATGGCCCCGGCCATGCCGTTGAGATTATTGTTGCTGATGTTCTGCTGCACCTGCAATCCGGCCATCTGGCTGGTTCGGTCTTGACTGATGGCAAGGGACTGGTTCAGCGAGTTGGCCGTGATTGCATTGTTCGCGGTGCGATTCTCATTGGCCCAATTGGTTTGCTGTGCGGCGTATTCGCGTTGCCACATTGCGTTTGAATTGGCGACATCCGCCGACGCCAATGCTTTTTGTCGCGTCCACTGCGCGGATTCCTGAGCGTAGGCGCGAGTGTACGCACTGTTTGCCATAGCCAGTGCGCCGCCATTGTTGACAACGCTGAAATGAGGGAGGTTGGTGATACCGAAGCTTGCATTGAGCATTTCCCCACCGTCGATAGGCAGACCGTAACCTCGGTTGTTGATTTGGATTGGATGCAGCGTGTCCGCTCCGGCCTCATTGTATCCGGGGGCGTAGAAATTGATTCGTGTACCGGACGGGGCATATGTGTACGTTTCTCGAATGGTAAGGTTATCGGACTGGATATCCTCCGGCCTATAGTTGACGGTCGTTCCGTTGAGGCAACTGCATTCCACGACGCAATAGGGGTAACAGCGGAGTTTACGGAGATTGCGGTATCGTTGCGGGATGTTAAAAAGATTCCTGAAATTGTCTACCGTCATGATATCCTCGTAACGCATGTCCGAGTCCACGCCGCTTTGGAAACCATAGACTCGTCCATGTTGCGCGTCAACCGACTGGCCGAAGATTTGTGTTACCTCCTGACCGTAGCGATTGATGTAATCCTGTGGGATTTTCGGCACCATGTACACGGCGCAAATGCCCTGAGTGACCCACGGGTATGATGTGCCAGCCGCCATGATGTTCCACACGTAACTTATTCGAGAGTTGCAATAGTAGACATTGCATCCGTCCGTCGCACCCTCGAATATACTGCCCGTCGCCGTGCGCAAATCGGGTTTCGACTCACTGCCGGGCGCCTTGGTCAAATCCGTGGTGCTCACAATGATAACGCCATAATCAACCCAATCCAACCCCTTCCCATCGACAGTATCCCGATGCTCTCCGGATATGATGGAATGATACCGCTGTGCCGTCGTTACCATCTCACTGCCGGTATCCAAACCCTCTGGAAGTGCCAGATAGGTTCTCCCATAACCATCCCACTGGCGTTCATTGGCCACACCGATATGGCCGCGCGTCACATAACAACTGCCAAACGTGACATCATGCTGGAAACTCTGCCATACGTCCAACATCAAAACCAGTTGCGTGCAATGGGCATTGACGTATTCGACACGCTGAATGAAGTAATACCAAGCGCGCGGCCCCTCCAAACCGGGGTAATCATTATAGGCCACCAGATAATTCCAGTTCGACGCCTCATTAAACGGAAGTTCGACGCGGGCAGGCGCGTTGAAAATATGCATGGTGGCCGGTCGGCATTCCACGCCATCCAACTTATCGAACCATTGTTCCTGTGTTTCACGTGAAACAAACCGCACGACATCCCGGTAGGATGCATCCCACGGGACGCGGCAGAGTTTCAGCGTAGTGTTGGGCGTCCATTCCGCCCAAGAAAAATTAGCTTCCACGTAGGTATTCACATCGTCAATCATCATCCAACCTCCGATATAACAAAGCCCGGAGCGCTCACGTGGGTTACGCTCCGGGCCTTGTCCTGCATCACACCATGAGAGAGAGTAGCCAACCGGCTACCCTCTCATCATATCACGCGGTCACGGTCACGCTCTTTTTACCGGACACGCCGAACAACGTGGCGGTGATATCAGAGCTGCCCGCCTTGATTCCAGTCACCACACCGGACTCGGATACGGTGGCGTTCGCCGGAGTGCCGGACGTCCATGCGGCTTGCGCGGTCACGTCGGCGGTTCGCCCGTCAATCATGGTCGCCGTGGCGGTCGCCTGTGCCGTATGACCCATAGTCACGTTCGAGGCGTTGACGGCAATCGATGCAATGATGGACGGGTTGAATCCGATAACACCGTCACCGACCACCGGCACGTCCAGAGCTGCGGACACGGCGCCCGGCACTTCAGGCGTCGCCGGATTCGTGTACAGGGCGGTCGCCGTGACCGGGATAGCGGTGTTCGGCTCATCCAAACCGACCACCAGCACGCCGGTAGGCGAAATGTAGGTGTAATTGCTCTTCGGCTTGGCGGTGTCGCCGATGGCGTACTCGACGGCATTCGAGCGGAATGTGGCCGTACCGTCGTTGGAGATGGTCGTGTCGGCAGTGACCTGTACCGCACCTCCACGTGTTACGTTCGTTGGGGTTTCCGCGCCGCCGCCGTACATGGTGAGTTTGAGCTGGAAGGTCGGCGTCTTGGCTGCCGTACTGGTAGGCGTCACCACGTTAGCAGTGGAACCCGCGCCCGTCCAGAACATGACGGCGGGGGCGAAGCCGGACACCGAGATGATATGCTGGACATGCAGGTAATGGTTGACTGAATTGATGTTCACCGGGTTGGTCTGCTGGGTCATCTCATTGATGACGGGGATATCAATGAGGAATTTATCAGTGGTGAGGATGGCTTGCACGCCATTCATGCCGAACCTGTCCTGTGGGATGACGATAATCCGGTCGATGGTCGGCTCCGCATCCGTGCGCTGGAACACCGTGGCCAGACCCTGAACATCAAGCGCTGACTTGACCTCGGGGGAGCAGAACAACACAAGCTCATCCGGGCGGGCAAAGGTCGGCATGTGACGCGCATTATATCGGGTGGAGACGAATTTCAGCGTGTCGGCCCATGCGCGAATCTGCCTCAACATGTCGCGCGCGTCGGTTTCCGTCGAACCCATGTCGTTAAGGTCATGTCCCATGTGTACGCGCCAATATCCGCCGAGCTTTGCGTACTCGACGAACTGGTGACACATGGCCTCGAACAAGTCCACCTCGGCCGCGTTATAGCAGGAGGTGAGAATCTGTGAAGTGAGCGAGGCCAAACCATTTTCGGAGGTGAACGCACGCTGGAGCGTCTTATCATCCGTTGTCGCAGGGTAGAAGTGGGCAAAGTCAAGACGGTGGTAGAGGCTGTCCACGTCGATTTTCCACTTGCGGAAATTATCCGCGCCCAAGTACTCCGCGTCCGGGTCGTACACCTGAGCGAGCGGCATACCGACGGCGATTTCCTGCCACGTGTCGCCATACGCCTGAGATGCACGCTGGAAAATGCCAAGAGGGTTATTCCAACGCCACGTGTTCACGTAGGTGCCGCCGATACGATTCACCAGAGCCGAGTAAAACTCGTTCTTCAGCTGGGTGCTGGACATGAGCGTAGCCATTTGGCGGTCCATGTTCATCTGAGTCGCACTTGGCATACGCCTCTGATATTCGGGCGACGCCTCGTTGCGAATCATATTGAGAATCTGCGCGTTATTGAATTCGGTGAGCGGTCGCAACTGCTGTTTCGGCGTCACCACTGGAGTGGTTGGCATGATGAGAAATCCTTCCTAATTATCAGTCTTCAAACAGGTCATCAAACGTACTGTAGGTGCCGTTGTAGTCATCGTCGGTCATTTCCGTGGCGTCCGGCTCCGTGTCGCCATCCGGACCATCGTTCAACACATGGTCTGCGGCGGCGTCGCGCATTGCCTCAATGGTTTTAGATAGCTCCGCCACGGTCGCCTCCAAGGCGCTCAACCGGTTGGCCATGTCGGCGGTTTTATCATCACCCGCGTCCTCCGGTTCGCCATCGTCCTGCGTTTCAGGCTCCGGGTTCGGCGTATTGTTGTCGGTCGGCTTGGCGTCCGGCTCAGTGTCGGGCGTGGTGTCCGGTTCGGTGTTTTCGGTATCGTCCATAATCACCTCTTAAAGTAAGTGGCATGACGGCAATCACGCCGTCATGCCGGTTTGCTAGGCTGTGCGGGTTCCCTCGCCGTCGCTGGGCGTTGGCTACGCACGTCTACATCCGACCGAACCGCCTTACCGATTGCCTACCGGTCGGGCCATCGAATCGACTTGGGACGCACACCCCGCTACCGGACATTATAGCATAAAAGTATGTCCATCGTCGTTGATGTGGCGTGACCCCGGCAGGAACTCATCGTAGGGGATGGGGGCGGCACGATGCACGCCACTCAACCGCATGACGGTATCGCCGCCTGTTTCCACGCCGCAATATTTGCGATTGCCGAGAATACGGAGCCTCTCATAGGTATGGTCGTTTTTCCACGCGCCTAGTTTCCGGTCATCCGTTTCTATGCCTGCGGGCGTATCCAATCCTTCCAGTATCATGCCGTCAGTGTCGGCGTAGAGCACGCGGTCGGTGTTCGCGTTCATTGCACGTGACAGTATTCGCCTCCCATAGGCGTTGACATAAGCGGCGGTCGGCAACCACGCTAGACTGTTGGCCGACTCGGGCTTGTCCACGGTAAAATCCACACCACCGTCCATAGACGGTTTCGGATGCAACATGGGACGGTACAGCGAGGCCCCGAATTTCCCCACCAACGAGTTCAACAACAGTTTCGCCATCTGCTTGCGCTCCCCCGTCGCGGTCTGTTTCACGTGAAACCATTTGTCCACATACGTATAATAAAGTCCATGCGATTTGCGAAACTTCCATCCACCGACATGCTCCCACACGTGGATATCATAGTTTTCGGTCAGCGTCTCCCAATCCACATCCGTGACGGGCATAGTAACGACGCCGAGCGTACTATCCAAGCGTTCACCCTCATACCCCCATACGGGTAGGATATTGGTGAGTGTCGCCGTTTTCCCCGTCTTCAAGCGCGCATCAAACGCGATAACATCGATATGGAGCGGATAATCAGGGTCATATTGATACTTCCCGTCGTACCATATGGGTGAGCCTACCGGCATGGGCGCCTCACGCATGATACTCGGGTAGAGGCTGTTCACATCCCAACTCCGGCAATCCCGGTATTCGCCCGGCTTGCTGTATACTATCGCCCCATAGTAGGCGGGGCGCATCCGATGATAATCATCCCTGCTCAACGGCGGGAAATGGCGTTTGAATCCGGCGTAATCCCCGCCGATATAGTCGGTCATTGCCATAGACGCTATAGTAGTGCCCCTGAGGTTCAGGGCGGCGCATTCCTGTGCGATATTCCACGTGGTTTCCAAATCGTCCGCACCGCCGAATGTTCCACGTGAAACATTCAGACCATCGTCGCGCGTGATGTTGCGCACGTCCAGAAAATCCACGGTGATACCGCCCATGCGCACGCGAAAACTGTAAAAGCGGCCACGGATGTTAAATGTTCCCCATACGCCGTTCTTGGCTGGGTTCGACTGCAAGGGGAGTCGTGTCAATAGTTCGGCGGCTATGGGCTTGATGTCCTGCCATCCGTGGGCACACCATACGCGCGTATGATAGTCGAGCATGGTGAGACGGATGACGGCGTTCACTGTCAATGGTTCCATGCCGTCGTCCGTCAATAGTGTTGCGCCGTCCGTTGCCGCCATTCGACGCTCTTTCATGATTCCATCCCTTTAATGTCGTGCCGCGCTGGCCATCCATTCATCAAGTCGTGTCTCTACATCGCCCGCGTCCGCCTTTGTCTCCCATTTATGTGTTTTATCATTATACCATGCGGCTTCCCGTACCACGGCGCTAAAATTCGTGTTGTTTATCAGCCATCGTTTTTGACGGTTCGATAAAGCAGCGAATTTTTGGGCAATATTGGAGTCAAATGCTTCGAGCTGTTGCGCGACTCTATCAAAATCCGAAACCCCCTCATTCTCAGAAATCTTTCTAGCGCCTGCGTGCAATGGTGCTCGACCTATAAGACCGGCGTATTCGAGTATCTCTCGTTCAAGTTTCCTCCTACCTCCTTCTCGTATCATCATACGTGCGTGGCTTATGCCACGCTCCGAGCCGAACACGTTCGCCCGGTTGCGAGTGAGTTCGTCACGCGCCGAACCGCCAACCGTATGAGTGCCCAACACGTCGAACGGAGATTCTCCGGCGCGTTCCATTTCGCGTATTTCGCCCACTGTGTAGCGTGCCATGCTCAAGGCTTCGAATTGTTGGGCGCGTTTGATTTTCTGCCGTGCTTCGATACGGCGGCGCTGTTGCTGTCGTAATGTTTTCCGACGTTTCGACGGGGCGGCGGCGATTTCCGCGTCGGTTATCAGCGGACGCGCCGCTAACTCCCTATCGAGTTTCGTAATATGCACATCCGGGACAACCTGATACGGCTCACTGTCCCGAGCCCTTAATGCCTGCTGTCGTTCCCCGAATTCCTGCCCGACGCGGCGGGCAACCTGTTCGAGCTGTTGGGCGCTGAGTTTTCCTAGAAACGTTTCGGTGATTTGCTTGGGGAGGTGTCCGGTACTGTAATCTCTGACCGCTTGCTCTCGGCGTACCTGCGCCGACCTGATGGCGGCATTACGTTTCAGGCTGTTAACACGTCGATTGTTTTTACGTTTTGCCACAGCCCTCTCTCCTTGTGAGTATAAAACACCCCTCGCCGCAAGGATGGAAACGGCGGGGGGTGAGTCTGGCGGCAACATCCCTATAGGGACATTGTCATGTTATCATATGGTATAGACAAATATTCTATCCACGGTCTTTTTCCGACACCAGTTCAATATCGAAGAACTTGAATCCACGGCGACTCTTCTTTTCCACCACCTTGAGAGCAAGTGGGTGATTCCACGTGTCCGGCGTGCCGAAAATAGCGAACAGATTGCCAAAAGCGTGCGCCAACGTGGGGGAGGCGGCGGCGAAATCGCCTTCTTCGCTGTGGATAACGACGCGGGTGGATGAGTTGATTTCACCGGTCTCTTGGTTGGCAACCTCGATGGCCTGCGCAAGCACGTTGGTCACATGAAGTGGCTCATTGAGATGTTCGTCCACCTTATCGGCGGTCTGCATGGCGTTGTACAGCGCCATTTTGCCGTCCATAGTGTCAGTGTTGAAAAAATGGGATACGGCGTTTGCGCCGTTAGCCGCAAAATTATTGCCGTTTGCTACGGTCAGTTCGTTGTCAGCCATGATTATTGTTGCCTTCCTTATAATGGTTTATTAATTATTTCCCTCGGAGATGATATCATCTTCAACCACGTTGCCGTTAACCGACCCCGGATAGTCAATGACGGTATCATCTCCAAACTCACAATTAGCCCAATAGATTGCCTCATCCATGCGCGTCACCTGCGCATGATACTCGGCGGACATGGGGAGCATGTCCTTGTTAATCTTGCGGGCTTTTTTCATTGCCATGTCAGCCGTGCGGCACGCGCCATCCACGACTACTTCGGTGTCCACGAGTTCGCCGTTTTCACTGCGCGTAACGCCGCGCACAATACTATAGTGCTTGGCTCGCTTAATATATGCCATAATTATACCACCTTATTTCAATGTTACTGCTGTCGCGACATTCTTGCAATGTCTTCATCAGTATACCGTGCATCGGTCAAGTTGTCAAAACGGAGACACGCAACCTTGATGATGGTTTGAGCAAACCCATTACCATCCCAAGTCTTGCACATCTCATAGCAAGTCGCGCCCTTGACATGACAGACCGCGCACCACGCCACCATCGCCGGACAGTAGATAAGTCCGGACAACATTTCAATGTCCTGCGTTCGTGCCAATGCGGCATACATTGACGAACTTGGCGAGATGCTTAGACAAATGTTCGCCGCATGTTCGATACTGTCGGCAAACGCCACCTGACCACCTTGGGGCTTGTAGAAGTCCTTGAGCAGTGCTATAGTACGGCAAAACGTCTCCCAGTCGCCCTCACCTTTATTGTACTCACGCAAATGCAGATTACGTCGGCGACCGCGAATGACACGGCGCACACGGTCATCGTCCAGCACGCCATCATCAAACCAATTCGTACGGTCATCATTGCTTTTCATAATCAACACCTCTCCAACAACAACGTATCAGCCAACGCCCTCGCATCAACCAACATATGAGCCACCTGCACGTAATCACACGCATCAAACGCCACAGCCGACCAAACCAAACGACGGCGACCGCCAGACTGAAACCGCTCCAATACCGCATACCGTAATTCATACACCCTCCTATGAGGACAATACACCAGCCGCACATCACCAGACTCAAACTCGGATGGAAACACAGCCACAACTTCATCATTTGCCATCATCGGACTCCCCCTCAAACGACAAACACACTTTAACAATACCATTCAAAAACCCCGTTTTTGGGTCAAACGAGGAATGAGCAAAACCAACATACACATCAAGTCCGGCAAACGCATGGCGAACAGTGTCAAGCACGCCATCTAACGCTTTCTTAAACGTATCCGCCGAATACGGGCCATACACATCCACATACTCAGGCGTGAGCTCATATACTGTAAAATCATCAGGCGTAACAATAAAACACCACATTATCTCTCCTTTCCTTATTGCTCACTCGGCTACACGATTCATAAAAACCACAGTCTCAAAACAATAACGATAAAACTCAACACCCTTACGCTCATACATAACAACAAGACAATCCACAACGGCATCAACATCATAATCCACAACACGCTCGCCACTGT